GTCAGAAGTTTCACTTGAAGCCATTCTTATCCAAATCGCGGATATGAAGGATGATCGTGGTCTTCGTATTGCTGCCCAAGGTATGCAGTTGGTTATCCCAACAGCGTATACTTTTGTTGCAGAGCGCCTGCTGGAATCCCAGCTTCGCACTGGTACTGCTGACAACGACATCAACGCGATTAAATCTGGTGGCTATTTGCCAAAAGGTTATCATGTGATGCGCCGTCTGACAGACGCAGACGGGTTCTTCGTCACAACTGACGTTCCTGATGGACTGAAAATGTTCCAACGCTCGCCTATGAAAAAGGGCATGGAAGGTGATTTCGAGACTGGCAACGTGCGCTATAAAGTGCGTGAGCGTTACAGCTTCGGTTACACCGACTGGCGTGGTGTCTTCGGCTCTGAAGGCGCATAATACTTCTAACAGTATTGTAATTAAGGGGCGGTCTTCGGATCGCCTCTTTCTTTTTAAAATGATGTGATGTATTGTGCCTGCAAAGGGCATCATATTAGCTTTGTGGACAGGTCTTATCGCCCTCCTGACGTTGCATAGACTGCAAAGCGAATCCTTATGCAAAGGGTACTAAAATGGCTAATACTACATTTACAGGTCCAGTGATCTCCACAAACGGTTTTGTGGGCGACATCATCGTCCCAACATACACAGTTGCAAACGCTCCATCAGCTTCCGCTGCGGGTGCAGGTACAGTTGTATACGTTTCTAATGGCGCGGCTGGTTCAGCAATCTTGGCTTTCTCTGACGGAACAAACTGGAAGCGTTCCGACACAGGCGCTACAATCGCAGCAGCATAAGGGGTAGGTCATGAGCAGATTTACACCCGCTTCTGAAGAAGAACTTGCGGCACGGGGCATTGGCTCCACCAAAGTTCGCGCCCGAAAAACGGACGGCACACTCAAAGCTGACGATCCTTCTACACCTGATGTAAATGAGGCGTGGGAAGAAGCTCCAGTTGCGAAAAAAAGTGGGCGTCCAGCCAAGAAAAAGGACTAGCAAATGGCTGATATTTCCTCAGTAAAAAAGCTAAGTGATAGCGTAAGGGAAGCCGTCTTTGCTTTCCAATATCAATACGTCGATACGGGCAATGAATCTGCCGTATTAAAGATCGATGTGTCAACACTCGCACCAAATGCAAATGGCCAGCCTTGTGTTGCTGTTCGTATTATAGAGGGTTGGTGGGTCATTAAAAGCATGACCGTGCGGATCTTAGCGGAAGCTGACGCAGATGTAATCTTGATGAACATTGGTGATGACGATATTGGTTATCACGATTTCACAAAATTTGGCGGTCTGCCTTCGACTAAATCTTATGGTACAAACCCAACTGGGGATGTTCTCTTCACAACTGATGGTGCTGGCGCTGTTGGCGATTCATATCAGCTCGTTCTGAGGGTCGTTAAAGAATACTAAAGGAGCGGATAGAATGGCGACTTCTAACACAGTATCGTTTCGCCCAAATGTTGAAGAGATTATAGCCGAAGCGTTTGAACGCTGCGGACTAGATCCGCAAACTCAGACAGGTGATCGGGCTGTATCCGCAAGGCGCAGCTTGAACCTTCTCTTCTCTGAGTGGGCCAACCGTGGCATCAACTACTGGGCAGTCGAACAGCAGACCTTGACGCTTATCAACGGGCAGACAACTTACACTCTGCCTGTGGGAACGATTGACATCATTGATGCGGTACTACGCGACAGCTCTGGCACAGATACGTCTGACCAGATCATTAACCGTGTGTCGATCTCTGATTACAATCAACTCCCAAACAAAGCATCAGCGGGTAAACCCAGCCAGTATATGCTAGACAAGCAGTATACGCCTGTGGCCTATTTCTGGCAGGTTCCAAACAGAACAACGTACAGCATGGTTTACTGGGCCATACGTCAGCTTGAGGACGTTACAGCGTCTAATCAGGACGCTGACATCCCGTATCGCTGGAATGAGTGCATATGTGCTGGCTTGGCTAGTAAGATGTCTCTGAAGTTCGCAAACGAGAAGTTTCAAATTCTAAATGAAATGTATGAGAGATCGTTTGCGTTTGCGGCGGCTTCTGACAATGATGGTGTAAGTTTAAGGATTCAGCCAACAGCGTTGAACTTATCATAATGGCGAAATACGCAAGAGGAAAAAAATCCCAAGCGATAAGCGATGTCGGCGGTCTTCGGGTTCCATATACCCAGTTGAAGACCACTTGGGACGGCTTGCGTGTTTCTCCAGAAGACTTTGACCCAAAGCAGCCGCAGCTTACTCCTGCAAAGAACGTAGTCGATGCGACTGCACTGCTTAATGGTCGCCCAGATACAGATCCTGAGAATGTTGTTGTCTTTATCGGATACACTCAAGATTGGACTATAGATTCAAGACTGCGCACCAACCGTGTTGGGGTTAGTGCCAATGCTAATGTTGGTCGATGTCAATTTGAAATCTTCAACACATCACAGACTGGTGTCGGCGGCACGGCAAATGTTGGCACAGCGGAAGCTACAATTCAGACTGAAATCATAGCGGTTGGTCAATCTGGTGATGGTGAAGTTGGAACGGCTTTATCTGTTGTGGTCGTCACGGGCGTCAGCGGAAGTGCTGGCGCGGGTAACGTAGGCGCTGAAGCTCTGGACATATCACTTGAGCCAAATGGTCTTGCGGGTGACGGCGATGTTGGTGATATTTCCCAATTCTTGGAGGTAAACCCATCTGGTGCGGCTGGCACTGCTGATGTGGGTGACGAAGAGTTTATTGTTGAAGAAACGGGTACGGGCATTGGCGGCACTGGCAACATTGGCGTTGCAATTGTGGAAGATCCGTTTGGTTGGGGTGAAGGCGGGTGGGGGCAAGGTCCATACGGCGATACTGCTGGTAGGCCACACCCTATAGGCCAAAGCGGTTCTGGTGGCGTTGGAACAGTTACTATAACAGCAGATATGTTTATGACACCATCTGGTGTCGGCGGCAGCGCAAGTGTTGGAACTGAAAACTTCGAATTGCTTGCTAATGGTATTTCTGGTATAGGATCTACAGGAGCAATAGGTTCTAGTGCGCTTGAAGCTGACCTTACTGAAACGGGTGTCGGTGGCACAGGTGGTACAGGTAGTTTTGGTCTTTCGGTTAATGAAGGTTGGAGCGATGGTACTTGGAGTGATGGTGCTTGGGGTGAATAAATGAATTATACACAGTTAGTTGCAAATATTCAGAACTTCTTAGAGGATGATAGCTCTGAGCTGCAAGCCTCTATTGATGAAATTATAGCACAGGCTGAGACAATGATCTTTCAACGCCTGCCAAATTTGCCATGCTTTCGTAATACAGTAACGGGAAACATGGTCGCTGGCACGGCTGACTACACTGTCCCATCTGCCAGAATGATCCGTCAGGTATCGGTTATATCATCTAATGTAGTGTCATATCTGAACCACAGAGTAGATTCATACATTCGGGATTACTGGCCTAATGCGACCACGCAGGGCGACCCAATCATGTATAGCACAAAGAACGCTGGGATTGCTGGCACTGTTGTTACATTTGCCCCAACACCAGATTCCACTGATACATATCAAGTAGATTACATAGCTCCTGAGACGGGGTTAAGTTCGGGCAACACAAATAATTGGATTGGCGACAACGCTGAAAATGTGCTGCTTGCCGCGTGTCTGTATGAGGCGTCAGCCTTCCTCAAAGCTGGGGAAACATTGGCGCTTTATAAGACACAATTTGACGAAGCCGTACAACTTACAGTACAAGAAATGCAGCGCGACTATGCAGCAGAATATAACGGAGGTCTATAATGGCTATTACACAAGCAATGTGTACACAATTCAAAAGAGATGTAATGCTTGGGCTGCATGATCTTGACAGTGACACGATCAAAATCGCCCTTTACACTGACGCAGCAACGCTAAATGCGACCACAACCGCATACAGCGCAACGAATGAAGTTGCCAACGGCAGCGGATACACAACTGGCGGCGTTACATTGGCAAACGCCTCTGTCATCATCAACAGCACAAGCGGTTGTTTTGACTCTGACAATCCAGAGTGGACATCAGCAACATTCACAGCTCGCGGTGCATTGATCTACAATGACACTGAAAGCGACTTGGCAATTGCAGTCTTAGATTTTGGCGGTAACTTCTCTGTTGCTGGCGGTACATTCCGCATTGTTTTCCCAGCTCAAACTGCGAACACATCAATTGTAAGGATCGACTGATATGGCTTCTACCTATGTAAATGACCTTCGCCTAAATGAGATGGCAACTGGCGATCAGTCAGGCTCATGGGGAACAGTTACAAACCTTAACCTCGAATTGATCGGTGAGGCGTTTAGCTATGGCACAGAAGCCATAACAACCAACGCTAATACCCACACAACAACGATTGCGGATGGCGCTGCTGACGCTGGTCGATCTATGTTCCTAAAGTACACAGGAACACTCGACAGTGCGTGTACGATCACTATTGGGCCAAACACTGTCAGCAAGGTGTGGTTCATTGAGAACAGCACCAGCGGCT